TACTTTTAAATTTCCCTTATCTAAAATATCTCTCACAGATAAAGTAGTCAAATCGTTGTCCGCACCAATCCAAAAACTCCAAAGATGTTGGTCATTACAAAGAGCGGTTCGCCCATCAGAAAAAGTTAATTCATAAACTTCTTGTTGACCTTGAGGCAAAACTTGTAAAACTTTTGTTGGCTTACCATGCCTATCAAATAATTCATCTCCTACTTTAATTTCGCCAACAGTTTTCCAACCTTGAGGTGTTGGTATTAATGTGTCATTCGGTAAAGCCTTACCCACCCCAGATCTAGCACTCATTAAATAAAATTTACTTTTACGGGCTCCTCTAGAAATAGTCGTAAAAATATCTCCTTGCACTGCTAGTCCGATTTCCGGTTGCATTTTTAATCTATTTACTAATTCCTCTATACCATCCGCCGCATCTCCAAAATTAAAACTTTGACGATTTACATATTTACTTTCTACGGCTGATATCTTTAAAACATATGATTGAATAATATCTTTAATCGTAGCCTGTTCCAATTTTTGTTCTAGTTCTTGTCTTTTGCCTATATCATAAAAATCTTCCACATACCACTCTTTAATATCAAATCCTGTGTTCTGCAAACTTCGCAACAAAGACATTTTTTTAAGTTTATCATAATAATATTTAAAATTACCAACTTCAGCAATTTCTATAGCTGTTAATACGGCATCATTACCTTTTAACTCTGTAAAAGTTTGATATAATTCTGGATATGATTTTAAATAAGCGTTAATTTCATTTATCGTAATGTCTTCTACACCATTATGAAACATATTAAAAATCGTAGAAAACAATATTTTATGCAATCTATCAGCAAAATCATCGGTAGTTAATAAATAATTATCTGTTTCAGCCAACAAACTAGGCTGTTTTAACAAACATCCCAATACTACAGCCGCATTCCTTTTATCATAAATCATAAAATATTTCTGCCTCCCTTACAGGTCTTTGTTAAGAATAATTAAAATCGCCGAAAATAAATAAAAAATACTAATACATAATACAAATAAATAGTGTTCATCAACAGGCCAGTGATTAATAAAATCAAGTAAAGCAATAAGGAAAAAGATGACAGAAACAGACACATATATTGAATAAATAATTGTTTTTAATTTTAGTCTCATAGTTTCACCTCCTACAACTCTGTCATATCTATTTGACGCCGAGTTTGTTTTTCGGTGATAGATACAATCTCTTTTGTACTAGATTGCCGCGACATTTCCAATAGTTTTAAATATTTTTGAAACAATTGATGATTTTTTAATTTATAATATTCTTTAGCTTCTTCAACGACATAAGGTATAATACCAATATTATTATTAGATTTTTTTGTAGAATTCTTTTTAATAATATAAAAATATTCTAAAGCTCGAATCATATCTAAATAAGAATAACCTTTTTTTAAATATAAATTAATTAATCTATATGCCCCTTTATTAACATTGTTATTAAAAATAATGTGAATTAAATTAATTAATTTTGCCCTTTGTTCTGATTCTGTTAGATTTTCTACAGGCGAAGTCCGCCGCACTTCTCCATCAATAATATCAAAATTATCGAAATGTAAATAGTTGTGAGTTGCTGAACAATCTTGACAAACAAAACATCCTTCATAATCGTAATTTCCTTTTTTCGTACTAGTTCCACAATATCTGCATTTAAACAATTTATATCACCACCTTTTTTCATTATATATATATTATAACATATTTTTTAAATATTGTCAACCAATAGATTCCGTAAACAAAATTGTAGATAAAGATAAAGGGAGACAAGATGTCTCCCTTTAGATTAGCGAAATTCTGCTAAAACCTCTGCTAATTGTGCTACTTTACTTCTCTCTATTTTCTCCAACCTTACTGTTCCAAACAACTCTGCATCACTAGTATTAGCTAAATTCATTAATAGCCTAATACCGTTTTTATTTTCAAAAACTTTTTTATCTATTTGTCCTTGATAATCTCCATCAACAAAAAGTCTACTTCCATCGCCAAGACGAGAAATTAATAACTGCATATGATCCTCTGAAAGATTTTGAGCTTCAGAACAATATAAAATAGAATTTGTAAACGATCTACCTCTTGACACTGCGATAGGCAAAACTTCAATCATATCATTAGCAACTAATGCTCTGATTTTGCTTATACCTACCAAATCAATTAAAGGTCCTAATAAATGTTCTTGCTTGTCTAAAATGCCTCCGGGAAGGGCAGCTATATCAAAACTATCTTTTACATATGAGTTTGCTGGAACAAAAACAAGTTTATTAATACGTCCCTTCTCTAACTGAGTAAGTGCGTAATTTAACATAATATAACTTTTCCCGCTGCCCGGTTTCCCAGTAGCACAAACAATTGGAATATTTTCAGTTAATAACTCTGTTAGACAATATTGTTCTATATTTCTTGGTTTAATTAAACCGCAATACGTACTATCAAAAGTTCTATAATTTATAGGGGTTAATTCATTGTTTTTAATAATAAAAGCCTGTTTTTTAAAAATTAAAAAATGGTTAGGTGGAAAACTGTCAGAAATAATTTTTTCATCTATGTTTTGCCAATCTTCTTCTGTTAAATAAGTTACTCCATTGTAGGTAAAAATCCCATTATAGCAATAATCGGTTGGCACTTGAATGGCTTTACCCTTTAAATGTAAACTAAGATCTAAAGTTTTAACTATTAAATCATATTTTGCTGCTATTCGTAATAAAAAATCATCTACAGATTCTCCGGGTTCTAATTCCTCATACAAGAATTTAAATTCGGGATGTTTATAGATACGATAAATCGCGTCTCTCGCCTGTTTCCCCTTTAATCCATCACTGGTTTTAAGCCTATCCAATTCTTGAATTACTGGATATGCCACAAGACCTTCTTTGACTTTACCTTCCATTAACACGTTAGTGTCTAACAAAAATTTTGACATAATTCACTCCCCTAGAGACTAGAGTGTTTCTAACTCCTCCAATAGTACAAGTAAAGCAGGAGTATCAGCTATATCTGTCTCAACTATTTTTTTCCCTAAAACAGTGTTAATCAATTCAACTACCGGGGAAAGTCCGTGTTCTTCAACCTTTGCTTTAGCTACAGCATCAACTTTGGTTCTAATTTCCTCATAATCTTGTTTTGTGTATTGGTTATTTTCTGGATAGTATTGTTTATGAACGGGCGCTGTAGCTACATCTCCTATTGCGTTATTAATACATTTAACTATATTATTGTAAGACAAAATATCTGAATCAACTATATTAGGAAAACGAGATTTAGCTTCCCAGTTTTGTGATGATTTAAAATGCATAGTAGTAACACCTGGGCGTGATCTATCGCCTTCAACAAAAATTAATAAATCTAATAAACCCATAACAATTTTTTTAACTTTTTTGTTAACAGCTAACGTAGCATATTTTAATTTTCTTTCTGGATCATCTTCGTCCATTTTTAAATCCGCATGAGCTACAATAATTAATCCATAATATCTAGTTAAATCTTTGAATAGTTTTCTAAACATTTGTTCAATTTGAACATAAAATCCACCGTAGGGAATATCAGTTGGTTTACTTACTCCATTTGCTTGTAAAATATATTGTTCAGCATAAAAAACTAACTCATCTAAAGTATCTATTACTATAGTTTTATATAATTCTTGTGCTTCGGGTTTTTTTAACTGACTGACTACTGTTAAAATATCAGGCCAACTATTTACATCTACAGCCATTGTACCAGAAATTGTTTTATACCCTTTTTCAGCCGCAATTAATAAAGGTTTTTCTGCTTGCAACGCAGTAGTAGTATTATGGGTTACTATAAAATCTTCAGTTACATATAAATGTTCCAAATCTTCTACGAGAATACAAGTTGCTTCTTCTACGTGAGAATAGGTAATATCTACGAGGTTAATTGTATTAATTTGTGTTTCATCTTCTATATCCCATTTTTTAAGCATTTTAATGTTAGTAGGATGTCTGCTTAGTTTACTATTATTTTTAATACCTTTGATTTCTATATCATAGTTAGTGTCATTTTCTATTTTAAAAACATTAAAACCTAAACTCTTAGCTAAATCTGATATAATTTCAGCATTTCGTAGATTTTGATTATTAAAAACTACTACTTGACGATTTGTATCAATGTATCCACCAGCATCAACCATTCCTTGTAATAAGCTAAATCTCTGTTTAACAGACCCCGTTAAATATTGAGATAGAAAACTTAATGTAAATCCATTATTATACTTGGTTTCTATTAATTTTACTAAGTCTCTTTCTATAATTCTAAAATCTCTTCTATCTTCATCACTTTCATCTGGAAACCATATCTTTTTAAAAACTAAACAATGCCGTACTTCATCATAAAAATAAAATTCTTGTAATTGTTGTACTACAACCTCGCCGTGAATGTTAAAAAGCATTTTAGGAATGTTAGAAGTACCACTCATCATTAGAACTCCCACCATATAGGGGTCAAATGTAAGTGTTTTTGTGGGGAATTGAACAGGTTCAGCTACTGGAATGCGACAATTATAATATTGTTGTGGATTATCTAATATTTCTTTCAAAGGTACTGTTATAAAGTTACCTTGATCGGTAACATAAGTCCATAAATGGTCTTCACAAGAAAAAGCTTCTCTACCATCTGAAAACCATAATTTATAAATAGGTTTTTTCCCTTGTGGGTATACCCCTAAAACTCTTACTGGTTGTCCTTTTCTATTAAAAACGTAATCCCCAACCTTAATTTCTCCCATATTCTTAAAACCATTTAAGGTAGGTATTATTGTACAATTAGGTTGAGCTTTCCCCAATCCGGGCCCACCATATATACCTATTGCATAACCAGTTAAATCTGTTGAAACTTCATGCGGTTTTAAATTTAATATATCTATCATTCGCATTCTCCTTATTTTTTACATATCTTCATTCTTGTTTTGTGCGTAAATTAGTGTTTTTATTTTTATTATAGATAAAAATCCGGTTGAGTCAAGCGACTCAACCTTGTAAACTGTTTGAAACAAACATCATATAATATTTTATAAAGTAAAATCTCCTGCGGATTTTGCTTGAGCAGTTTTACCAGCTTCTGCTTTCTTATCCTGAATAAGTTTTTCTCTTTCTGCCAATATTCTAGTTCTTTCTTCTAATGGAATAGAGCTTTCAACAGGAGCTGTCGCACTAGTAATCAACAATTTTCTTTCTGTTCTTCTGATTGTATTTACTATAGGCTCACCAAAAGCTGTCTCTTCTTTGGTTTCTTCGATTGTTTCATCTATAATAACCGTACCAGTAACTTTCACTTCCATTCCCGGGGAAAAAGTTGCTTTAATATAATTTACTCCTGCTGGATCTTCAACTTTAAAATCAAGAATATTTGCCTTGTCGTTATAACCTATAACTAACAATCTAACTGTTAAACTTCCAGTTGGAACATCATCTTTAATATCTTCTACAATTTCAACTATTTCTCCAGAAACAATAAATTCGTTTTTAGGTGATGCCGCATTATTTCTATTAAAAAATGCTCCATTTAACTGAAAACCCCTAATCATTCTATCTGGAGCTGGAAAAAAGATATTTTCTCCAATTCTAACATTTGTAGCCTCTACAATATCAGCTTGATCCCCATGTTCATGTACTGTTTTGTAATCTGTAACTACTGTTTCTAAAGATTTATAAAGTCTATTGAGATCGCCTTTTGAAGTTTTTTCTGATGCGTAAAAAGAAATTGGAATAATATTGTCAGGTGATGTTTCTATTCTAATGGTTCCCCCTATATAGGGGACGCCATTTTTATTTACTCCAGTTCTACTCTCTATTTCCATAACCCTTCCAGTAATCGTTACTTTATTTATACTTTCTTTTAGTTTTCCCATTATCGTTTTTTCCTCCAATATTTTTATCAACTTTTATATTCTCATATGTTTTGTGTATTATTTAATTAAAATTTATATTCTCTTCCTTCTGGGGTTAATTGAATAAATTTCAATTGTTTGATTGTTCCGTCTGGCATTTCTACCTCTGCTTCTTCTCTGAACACCAAACCCTTCTTTACTAATGAATTCACAACTCCATTAACAGCTATTGGAGCCATTCCTATTTGTGCTCCTATATCTGCGGCTGTAAAATCTTCTCCATCATTTTCTTGTAAAAATTGTAGAATTTGAACAGATTTATCAGACATGGCTTTAACTTCTTCAAAAACGAATTCTACAGGTTCCGCCCATTGATAAGCCTTGTAAGGTTTACCGTCTTCTTCAACTTCTGTTTTTGTTAAAATGCCCTTTTTTGCCAAACTAACAACCGAACCTGTAATCTTATTTGCTGCTACACCAATTCCATCTGCAATTTGCTTAATAGTAAAAGCGTCCTCTTTGTTTTGAGATAAAAATTCATATACATCTACTGTCGTTTGTGATTTAGTTGTGATTTGTCTCATTTTTCATTTCTCCTTTTATTTTTATTTTATTATTATTATTATTGGAGTAGTACACTCCTTTAACAGCCTAAGAGATTATGTTGCGGGTTCAATGTCCAAGACTGATGGTTCCCTCTATGGAACAAAATGCTGTATTCTTGGTTGAAACCCAACAACTTTTTTCTCTTTCTATATTTATTATATCATAATTTTTAGATAAAGTCAAGTAATCAACTACACTTTTTTCGAAATTTTTGAAAGTATAAGTAAACACTGCGGCTTTAGCTCTAGTTCATGTTTCTGAATACCAGACCGACTTACCCAAAGTGGCAGCCGCACTCTAATCCTTATACCTGTCGCCCTAGTAGATTTTCTCTACGCCTAGGATTATAGGGTTGCCAAAAATTTCAGTGTAGTTGATATTTCCTTTATCTTATATATATATTATATCACTTTTTTTTAAAAAAGTCAAGTAGAATGGTCAGATTATTTTTGATTTTTTATTTCATCGGCTTTTCGTTGTATATCTCTATCATAAGATCGACTAGGACAACCAGCTCTCTTGTATCCAGTTACACCCATATTATAACTATTTAAAGTATATTGCATTAATTTATCTTCTGGAATTCCTTGTTTTATCCATTCTGAACGATAAGAATCTAATATCAATAAACTTGCAAAGATATTGTCATATGGATCGTATAAATTCAGTTCTCTTCCTGCCATTTGATTAACCCATTTTTGATTATTTTTATTGATTTGCAATAAACCTATATCGTTAGTAGAGCTTACTAATCTTGTTTGATAGTTGCTTTCCTTCCAAGCCAGAGCCAGAAGTACGTCATAATCAAAATCAAATTCTTGACATTTTTCATACATATATTTTTGTATTTTTTCATTTAAAGGCACATCTCTAAACCATTCTGGTTTCGTGTCTTTTTCCTGCTCTGTTTTTATCGGCTCCGACAATAATATTATACTTGCCGGACCCGTTACGGATACATCTTGTTGAGCATCCAGTTCTCCTTCATTAAACTCCTGCCGTACCTCTAATTTTTCTATCTCGTCTGAATGTTGAACGGATACCTTTTCATTTTGTAAAGAAAAGACATCATCTGTTTCAACCATACTAGCACTTATACAAAACATCGTTACAACTATGCTGGCAACAAGTGCTATTCTGAATGGTTTATTCACTGTATCACTCCTATTTTATTATTTTATTGCGTCCGGTGGTCACTCCTTTTATTGGTTTATTAATTAATTCAACCTGTTTAATTTCTTCGTTCCCTAATTTCGCCGCAATAACTCCTTTTGCTCCTCTTTTAGAATAAGGTACTTCATCAATAGAAAACTGGATTTGTTTTCCAGATTTCATTGTCATTAATATATACCCACTGTTTCCTTGTAATATATCAAAAACTTGATTTTGAGAAGTCGCCTTACTCTTTCTAGCAACCATAAATTCTGAAGATTTCGTTCTTTTAACATAACCATCGGTACTAAAATGTAAAACATCTTGATCTGTTAAAATGCCGTGCACCCCAGTATAAATGACTTCTTTATTATCTTTAATAGGAACTATATAATTATCAATTAATAAATAAGCCGGTTGTTGAGAAGATATAACCATATATTTGGTTTTTGGCATATCTTCATGTACTTTAACAATTCCTTGATTAAAGGTGATATAATATTTATCTTGCTTAACTTTTACTATTTTAGGAAATTTACTGTTTTCTATTTTTGAACTTCTGGG